TATAAAAACTTTTGAGCATAAAGCGTAGCCGGGTTACTAACACGAAACCTACCGAAAGCATCACCACTGGCGTTGTTAGTGTCGATAAGTTGCGTTTGAACAGGTACAAATGGATCAATATCGCTGCCTGCACCTTCACCTTTCAAATATTTAGGATTACCGTCACCATTCAATACTTTCAAATTGGCCATTGATTCTACTCCTTACATTGTGGGAATGTATTGTGAATTTTCTTTGTAACTAAAGTCTAAGTTCGGTACGATAAAGTAAAGACCTTCAACACCTAAACCTCCAAACGTTTCGGTTAAAAACGCTCTAGCGTATAACGTTTCGCCAGCAGAAAGAGAAACAGGAACGGTATATTCTGTACCATCACTAAGCGATTGAGGCATAGAGGTTTTGGAATATCTAACCGTTGAAAGACTGTTTTGTTTTGTAATCGTAATGCTTAACGGATATGCACTTTGAACGTAACCTCCCGGTGCAAGTGTGAATGTAACAGTGCCGGGATAACCGTTTTGGGTCGTGCCTCTATCTGGTGCCGATCCGGGATAATCCAACCTTCGTTGGTCATCAACGACAGCTTTAACACTTATGGTATCTTCTTCAGGTTGAATGTCAACAATTCGACAAATACGACCGACATAATTACTTACGCCAAAAATGAAGTAAGGAGGTTCACGGTAATAATCTAAAAACGTTTCGCCTGCTGGTATAGTACCATCAATATCAACTTCATTTTTAGCTATACGTTCTGTGCATAAATACGGTCCCAACTCTTGCCCTTGTTTGCCCCTAATTGCTATGTAATGTGCAACACCATCTTGGAATACAACGTTTTCAGAAAGTGTTAAAACAGAACCGTCAATATTCAACAAATAACCTAGACTCGCCCCATCTTGGAATATCGGAAGCGATTCTTATAACATCCCCGTAACTCGGAATGTAGCCTTCTAAACCAGTTTTCAGAGTTATCAATTGTCTTTCGTAGGTTTCCTTGCCCCACTGGTAAGTACCTAGTTCAAATGCTCTTTGCCTATCCTGAACACCCTTTATAACTGTCTTCTTAGGATTGATTCCAAGTTGTGTACCTAATACACATAAAACCGTTTCGTTTTTCCAAGTTTCTTGATCTTTATATTCAACTTCTAAACCGTCTTCAGCATTCAAATCATAAAGACGTTTTTGCAAAGAAAATGAGTTTTTAACAGTGTTTTCAGGATTAATAAAAAACGTTGGAAACGTCGAACCTGTATCACGAACCCATGAAACACGCGAACTATTCAAAATCGGAACTGCTCTAGCGACAAAAGCCGGTATTTTAGCAGCTTCCCAAACTGTCGACTTTTGATCAAAAACGTAATCAAATTGAATGCCGCTAGCTTCTAAACTATCAGCTTCAACTTTCAAACTATCCAAGTCAATATATTCATCTTCTAGGTTACCACCGTACAAAGCTCTAAATTGCTGTACAAATGCCCACACAGGGTTGCGGGTTTGAATTCGGTTGATTCTGTCTGTCACCGCAGGAATTGAGCTACCGTCGTAAACCGGGAGCTTTCTAGTAGCAATGACGTTAAAACGCTGGGAGCTTTGCTCGTTAAGGTTGTTCGTTGCTCTAGCCTTAATTGCCAGTAACGTTACGTCACCATAGTCATTAGTTGACGTAAGGAAACCTCTTAAACCTGTCCATTGAAGAAGGTTAACAGCAGTAGAAGCAGTATTTTTGTTACTAGTTCTTTTTACTCTAGTTTCGTATCTGCCTTCAGCAACACTTGCATTTACTGTGAATCTTTGTGGCGATATCTCTGCTAACGTTTGATCAAAGTTAAGAACAGTCCAAGCCGTTAACGGGTTACCTTCATTATCAATCTGTCTATACTCTAAATCAGCAGTCACATTAATGCTTCCGATAGAACCTGTATTTGTGTAACAGCCTTGTGGGAATTCCAAATCCCATTGAATTTTATCGACTTTCGTTCCAACTTCGTTTATAACAAAAGGACCTGTATAACCAGTATAAGCCGCTTCGTTAGGTCCAAACAACTCAGTTCTACCGACTTCAGAAGAAGTTACAACAAGTTCACGGAACAATGTAATTGCATCACCGGGGTCTAAAATTTCATATGAAGTGTCTTGAAAGTTTTCAATTGGGGTATCTTCAATGTAAACTTGTTCTACATCCCATGAGCCTTGACCCAAACAAAGCAACTGGTAAAGATACTGCTCGTTTGTTACATATTCGTTCCACGATAAAGCTGCAACCGAAGGCCATAATCTAACCCTACCGTAACCGTCTTCTATAGGTTGATTAAGCCTTATTTGATTCTTTTCACCAGTTAAGTTAAAAACTGGATCAGCATCACCTAAATCGTTACGCTTTACGTCTGGCGGATCTGGAGCTAAAACATATGCAGCAACAGCTATAATCAAGCTGACAACAGCGTAAACAATAGATACTGTTTCACCGCCAACACGAGGTAAGAAATACACAACATCGCCTTCATTTAAAACGATGTCTTTCCATTCTTCCTGTAAAGGGTAGTATTGCTTTTCATCAACATATGCTAAACACAGCCACGGTTGATTTATATACTGTTTTCCGACTTCTCCTAATGACACGGATTCGCTGTATTCAGTCACATCAATGTCTTGTGGGTTGTACGGGTTCTTTATGGTGAAAACTTTAATCACGTTTCAACCTCAAAAAGATCATATTTCCAAACCCTTTCAGCCTTAACTTGGATAAAGGTTCAGCTAATACAGCTTGGTTTGCTACGGCATGTAAACACAAACCGCCGTTTGTATCAATCCAAACACCTACATGATTTATTACTTTTGTTCTAGACATTGCAACACAACAAAACGGTTCAACTTTATCTATTATTTGCCATTGCGAATCTTGCTTGAAAATTTCACGTTGCATTTTAGCAGGATATTTAGCTTTAGATTCAAATCCTGCATATTCGGGCAATTGAACGTCAAATATGTTTTGATAAATATAGACTACCAACCCCCAACAATCAAACTCATTTGGACCGTGTGCACCTGATTTATAAGGCTTGCCCACAAGCTCAGACAGCTGTTTTTTATGTAATGTCGTACTGATAGACATAATGCGTCGTTCCAAGTGTTCTGACTACATATGCGCTCAATCCATCGGGTTTCCAGAATAAACCGCGTGGACCGTATCCCGCCGTTGCATCTGCAACCCCAATATCAATCGAATCGCTATTGTAAACTGCCGTTGTGATATCCCAATTGATAGACAAATCGTATTGATAAAGCTTATCGTTTTCCTGTCCAGTTACATAAAATCTCGAACCGTCATCACGGAAGAAAAATCCCCATGGTGTATCATCTTGAGTGTCTACTGCAAATGAATCAATTGAACTTGCGTCAACGTCTGTAATATCCCAAGCTGTATTTAAATTATAGTTCCATACCAAAGCCGTGTAAGCTCCACTACGGTCATCAACGAAAAACAGCGAAAGACCGTTGCTCCTAAAGTAAACATCTTTACCACGAGATGTATCATTCAAATCACCAAAAAACTCTTGTTGATCAGCAAAAACGGCTGTTGTGACATCCCAAGCTGTCGAAAGGTCAAATTCGATTATTAACGTATTATATTCGCTACCTGCCGAAACGTACCATTCATTACAAACGTACATCTTTAATCCATCAGGCTTAAAGAATATACCGTGACTTCTTACATCATCAAAAGCATATGGCGAGTAAGTTCCAATAGAGAACGAATTTCCCGCAACTGCTGTTGTAACATCCCAAGCTGTTGTAAGATTGTACTCTTGAACTTTCTTGTTAGTGTTTGATGTGTAAATACATGTGTACATTCTAGTTCCATCAGGCTTAAAGAATATACCACCGGGTGTGTCACCTTCTGAACTTATATCGAAACTGTTGCTGAAACTTAAGTGCACAACATCCCAAGCGTTACTACTAGATGGAGGTGTATCGACATTTCCATCCCTACCAACCAAACCGGGAAACCGTTGAGCGGTGTAATAGTCAGTCGGATACTTGGTATTAACGATGTTGCTAAACGTTGCCCTTCCTGTGATCTCAAACGTAGTCATTTGAATGTCAACTAAGAACAGAACTAAAGGCGAGTTCATTTGCGGTTGAGTTGTGTCGTTAGACAGATACGGTCGATACGTAACCTTAACAGGTTCTGTTAGTTCGGTCCCTAACGCTTCAAAAAAGTCTGTTACTTCAGTTCCGACATTATCAACAGCAAGCGACATTTGTTGTACACCATCTTTACCTGCTGTCGGTGCAATAAATCGAAAGCCACAAGGCTTGAAAGTGTGGGTAGTTGCATCCTCTAACGTGAAATCCCATTCCTTACGATCTTGCACTAAATATAGAGTTTCGCTTAAGCCGATATACGAAATTTCAATAGTGTCTAGTGCAACAACGTCATTTGGAGCTAAAGCGTAAACTTCCTGCAAAGCATCTGTTAACGATTCGTTGGGCATTGCTTACGCCTCCATATCGCCAACAATATCAATTTCGTCTGTAGCAACTACAATGAATTCAATTGTACCGTAAGCGGTTATACTGGCGTTTGCGTCTTTACCATTAACTGTTAAACCCGTTGTTGTTAAGGTTTGCTTAGTAGCATTGTCTAAATAGATTTTGCAATTGAAACCAACACTTAAGCCTGTTGGAATTGTCAAACCTGCATCTATTCGTTTATACTTCCCGTTGTCAGCCGCTAAAATTGTATACGCACCTGTTGCGGCGTCTTCAACGTCGATAGTTCTAGGTGCTATAAAATCGGCTAAGTCTTTGACTTGCGTTGNCCCATCGCCCAATCTAAAACGAATATCGGAACCGTTTCTATATGTTCCAATTCTATCCGCTTCTAATACTTTAGTGTCAGTCGTTGGATTGTTGATAACGTAATTCGGCCAACCTTCAGACTGCATAGGTTGATTACCGCCAGTTGCAGCGCCGTTGGGAATAACTAATTTTCCAGTTATAAGAGCCATTATGAATATCTCAAGTTGTTATTAATTCGTTTGCGCCGTCTGTTAAATCATCACTAGACGAATCAGTTAAAGTTAGTATTTCAAAGCTAGCATCATCACGTTCAATTAAATTAAACAAATCATCAGGAATTTGATATTCTAAAGATGTCTCTACATCCCAATTGTTAACCCCTACATATCGACCAACGTAGTTACTTGCAAACCTTGCCCACACTTCAGTAACATTCGTTAGCTTATCTGGCATAAACAGATTCACGCGAAACCAATCGTTTCCTTGATTCAAATGCACTTCAAATGTATATCTGAATATTGCGTATTGCTCCTGATCGAATTGGTACAATACTTTAGCAATTTCTGTTCTTTGGGTAGCTCTAGCTCTAATGTTCAAACGAGCGTTGTCTATACTAGATATTGCGTTAGCAGGATTGTAACCGATGGTAAAGGAACTTGGATAACCTAACAGGTTTTGCGGCCAATCAATAGAACCGTCTGGATTAGTTACAATCGTAAAAGAACCGGACGGAAGAATTGAAGCTTCTTGATATTCAATTTCAGCTTGAACAGACCAATTGTTATAGCTTTCTAACTTCTCTTGATAACCACCTAAAAACCTAACCTCTGTATCAGTGAAATCATTACCATCGGGATTAGGAATATCAATGTTAAACCAGTTTTCACCTTGGTTCAAATCTTCTGAATGAAACAGCTTGAAGACGGCCAACTGCTCAGGTGTCATTTCCCAACGAACTTTAACCCGCTCTAAACCTTCCGTAAACTCGTGGGTATTGTCGAGTACGGTTAGAATCCATCAGCAAACGATTGTTTTTGAATCCAGCATCGGCAGAAAAGTTTATATTCAAAGGCGGTAACGTTGTGGGCCAATTTATAGTTGCCATTAAACACCAGCTCTAGTTAAAGAAAAGTTCTGTTGCAAAGCCGGTACGAATTGACCACCACCAACATTAGCTTCGTTGGTCAACTCTTGTTTGGTTCTTAAAACTGCTTCACGAATTACAATTTCTTGATTGCCTTGTGAATCGGTTCTAGCTTCGGCTTCTACTGGTGTTCTCGTTTGGTTTATGATCGTTACGTTGTTGCTTTTGTCGCTTGTTCCATCGGTGTTTGCCATGGCAAAAAGCCTAGCTTGCTGCGCACCGTTCAGAATCATCTCTCCGCTGTTGACAGAAGCAGTCAAATTATCGCCAGAGAATGACGTTCCAGAGACAATCCCGCCATTTGCAAACTTACCCGCGCTAGCGATGTTTTGAACGTTCACAAGCCCGGCTGTGACAGCAGCAGCAGCAGCAGCTATTTTCACCCAAGTAGGACCGGGAGTGTCAGCCATTGCGGAGTTGGCCGCTCTGTATGTATCAACAGTAGCTTGAACGATAGCAGCAGCTTTGCCAACCCTACGCATACGCTTACTAGAGCTTTCTTGTAACGTTGCCAAGTTACCCCAAAACTTTGAAAGATGGCTCAAGTTCTTCTTAGCAGCTTCACCCCAAATCTCAGCCCATCTGTTAGCCTCAGTTTTCTGTCTAACTTGAAAACCACCAACTTCAGCGTTTATCTTATCAATAACACTTGTGATGTTCCTAGCAAACTCACCAACATAGTCAGTTTCGAATGCATCGGCAAACGATTGTCTAGCGATAGACGCAATGGAAGTAAAAGCACCGGATGTTTTACCTTTCAAGTTAGACAAATCTACCTTATCGAGTTGTAAAACATCACCTATAAAGTCAATGCCTTCTTCTCTTTTGAAGATAGCTTTTAATTCAGATGTCAAAGAGCCCACATCCTTTGCAACCTGAAGCTTGTATTTAGACAAATCTATTTTGCCAAAAAGGTTATCAAAAAGTCTTTCGCCGCCTAAAGCTTCAGCAGCATCGTCAAGATATGAAAACAGTCCTTGAAAAGTCTCAATNATGCTGTTTATCATTTTTTGAACAATATCCACAGCAGAATTAGACGCAACTTGCAATGCTCTTTTTACAACGTTATCGTATTTACTCCAAATAGCTTTAACCGAATCAAAGACTTTTAACATTAAGTCAGCAGTCGAATTAGCAAAGCTTTTTATAAACTTGAAAATCGCATTCACGCCGCTTATTACAGTGTTGTCTAAATTTTCAATACCTTGAATGAATATGTTTTTAGCGATTACAAACATATCCTTAAAAGCCGATGGTAACAAATGCCAAGTTTCAATTATTGTGGCAACTGAACCTACAATTAAAGCAATCTGAAAGTTGGCAAAGTCTTTTGTGAAACTCAAAACAACGTCAAAACCGTCTTTAACTTCTTTCCACCATTGCGAAATTGAGTCGCCCCATTTCATTGTGATTATATCCGCTGCTGCTCCAATTGCTTCTCCTGCGACTTTGAATGTAGCAATAACATAATCAATAAGCTTTTCAATAGCACCACCTAACCAAAGAATACTTTGTGAAATGCCGCTAGCCGGTCCTAACTCTTCATTGATTTTACCAATTGCAGCAGTTGCTCTATTGACTAATACTGTCCAAGCTTGCCCGATTGTTGGAGCTAGCTTATTAAACTTTTCATCCATATCTTCTTGAAGGTCTGCTAACGCATCTCTTAAGACTTCATTTGTTAACTTGCCTTGTGAAGCCATCTTTTTAAGTTCACCGCGTGTAACACCGGCTGACTCTGCAATTTTCTCTAAAACTGCTGGCATCGTTTGCGATATTATACGAAACTCTTGACCTCTCAAAGCACCTTCGTTAAATGCTTGGGAAAGCTGCAACAAACCGCTTCGTTGTTCCTGAGCAGTAGCACCGCCCACAATCATGGCTTTATTCAGCGTTTCTGTTAATCTCAGTACTTCTTCTTGACTTGCGCCTGTCTTAGCTAGAGCGATATCAAAACGTTGAAAAGCTTGTGCCGTTGCAACAACATCTGATCTAGTTCTATTGGCAACTTCAAAAACACGTTTTGTCACAAATTCCATGTCTTCTAAGCTGTCTGTAACATTCTTGATTTTGTTGTTAACTAATGTAAAATTGTCGGATAGTTTTATGAAAACGCGTGTACTCTGAATCAAAGCAGCGATAGATAAAAGACGTTTCGACAAACGTCCTAAACCTTTATCTGCTCTATCTGAAGTTGTGCCAATCTTTCGAAGTTTGTCGGCAACTTTCGGATTGATTCTATCTGTAACGACTACATCAATTCTTTCTTCGCTCATAAGTACAACTTCGCTCTTTTAACACGTTTTCTACCCATCATAACAGCACTTTGAACAAAACCGGCAGCGGCTTGTTGCGACCAACCTTCATTCAATCTGTTAATATAAGGCAACACGTTACTAATGTAGATATCAACTCTAGGTTTTTTACCAATTAATGTTTGCAAAGCAGCAGTGTACATTGCTTGACTGCTTAGACCTTTGGTAGAACCTTCAATGCCTGCGATAAAAGCAGGAATAGGGGTTACAGCAGGAGTATTAAGTCTAGTTTGCCAGTTTGAAACGGCTTTGGAAGTATAAGCTGGTGTATCCGCCCCTAAATGCTGAACAACGGTTAAAGCTGCTGCAACAGCAGTATTAGAAACTCTTTGCGGTAATGCTCTGGCATTTCTCCGCATTTTGTTTCCTAAAGCTTTAAACGTTGTTTTTGGCATCTCATTTAACTTGTTTCATAAAAGCTGCGTCCATGGCTCTTATGTGGGTTAATAAATCGTCTGTTTGTTCTTCATCAAAACCATAGAAAGTTGCGTAGCATGCGATAGATTCCCATCTAATACCGTTGCCGCTCCTATCGTTGTTGAGTTCTAAAAACGCCTCATAATAAAGTTCTAAACCGGGTAGCAATTTAGGTTTGTTTAAAATTCCATCAGGAATCGGTAACTTGAACCGTTTGCATTGATCAATTATTAGTTGTTCTGCTTCCGGTTTCATCTTCATACCGTAAAGCAGAACTTCTATCAGTTTCCCGATTCTTTTTCCAAATCTTTGAAATGTTCATTATCATGGGCTTTTAAAAAGATATCTTGGAAGAAATCAGGCCATTTGTCATCCGTAAGCACCGCAACGGCGTTTTCCTTGTTGAAAGGTATATCGTTACCGTCATCATCAGTGACGCCTTTCCAATCAACCAAAGAACAGTCAACAAACAATTCAGCATATTTCTTGTCTTCTTCGGCTTTGGTCAATTCGCCGCGACGTTTCAGCTTTTCAATACGTTCTGTTGCAAGCATAAACTTTTTATTGCGTCCCGAAATGCGTTTTACTTTAAACGCCAATTCGTCATCGTAATAAATCCATGCACCTTCCTGTTCTGTTTTCTGGTTTGTGCCAAACTTTTTGTAGAGTGTGTCTAAACCCATTTTGAAATTCCTTGTTTTGGTTTTTGTTTTGGTTTGTTAAAAGTAATGGTAAGCCGGGACCGAAGTCCCGACCAACCAAAACAATCTATTAAGGCATTGCAACTGTGGGCAGGTAATTGAAGAAACAACTTAGCATTGTGTAACCGTTTGCGTTCTCTGCTCCCATCTGTTCAACCGGCAGCATAACAGGTTCATCTTTGACAACGTTCGCTTTACCACCGCTTAACGACAACAGCGGAATATCAAAAACAACTCCAGCATTCTGTTGAGCCATGATTAAGTTTAAGGCAATATCGCTATTGTTACGAACCGCTTGAATCGCTGCAATGTCAGTAAAGTACGCAGTGATTGAACCGCCAACTTCAAAGTCGCCAGCAGTACCATCAAACGAACCTAACGTTGCAATTGCTTTATTTCCTGTGATACCGTTGTTAATGGTAATCGACAGTTCAGAAATAAAAGCAAACAATGCGTTAGGATTCAAAACACCCGTGGAGCTTACGATACTCAACTTAGACCGATAAACATCAGAAGAAGTGTTAAAAGCGTCTTCATCTAAGGTAGCATTTCTGTTACCCGATTTGATACCAGTTGTGCCGTCACGTTGTTCGCTGTCCATGCCCACAAATCCTAGATCAAAATTAATCTTATCGGTTGTCGGAATAGATAAGGTCATTTCGTTAGGAATCGCACCAACAACATATTCGCTTTGAATACCATTGGCATCACTACCAAGTTGTCTTTCAAGATTGTAAGTTCTGCGAATAATCAAATTAGCAGCATCTTCATTGCGGATAACAGTTCCGAAGAAAATTCGAATTTCTTCAGTTGTTGACGCTTCAGTGACAGGGGTCCAAGTCGTGTCATCAAGTCCAAGGGCATTTGCAGCAATTGAGCTAACGCGAGCATAACCCGGTGCATTGTTAACAAACTTGTTTGCAGTAGCATCACCGCCGACAAAGATCCATTCGCCGACTGTCAAGCCTAATGTGGTGAAATCGGTCACTGTAGTGCTCAGTACGATACTTGTAGAGCTTGCTGTGATATCCAAGTCACCAGCAGCGAATTGAAAGCCTACAGCTTCAATCTTGGCAGCAGCAGGCGGGGCAGCTTCAGCCACTAGAGTTTCAGCAACCCCAACAGCACCAGCAGCAGCAGCGGTTACACGTTTCAAACCGTCGTTTGACGCATTGGTAAAGTTAGAAGCTTTGAGAAGGTGACCAACTAAAAATTGGTCCAACCCGCTAGCCGCTTCGTATTCATCGGCTACACCATCAACGGCAGTCAACGGAATTGCAGTACCGTTTAACGGCTGTGTTGCTTCTTTTTCCCTTGCAGCGGCAAAAAAGAAACCTTGCATTAAACGTGTCAAGTTGTTTTGCGTTAAGTCGATGTTGAAACCGCCTTGTGCTTCAAGGTCGGTTACGGTCCCTTTTTTGCGTTGCCGTGATGGATTGATTGGGTTTCTGGCAATTGTTGAAATT